AAAGAAAAAAATAATAAAAGATGACAACCCTAATAATCGTAAAAAATTATTAGCGTCAAATGATCATCTAGCCCGTTAAATCGGGTGCAATTACACACTTTTTACTGTCCCATTTTTCAGTGAAAAAGGTGTAACACGAGTAGAAATAATCATCAAAATTTGTAATTTAATATCATCTGGTCTAATAACAAGAGTTTTATGATAATTATAAGAATCAAGAAACGCATTAATAAAATTATTATTTGTTCTATAATCATTATCTGAGCGTATAATTATATTTTCTGTATGTTCATATTGAGCAAAATAAAGATCTGGATTTTCTAAATTTAATTCTGATTGTGATTCTAATTTATCAAAATTACTGATACTTTTTTTCTCCAATGTTTCATCGAGAATGATTGTAACAGACATTATTTATAATATAGTTGACTTTTTATAGTTGACTTTTTATAGTTGACTTTTTATAATATAGTTAACTTAATATAAATAAATCAATTTTTTTAACTTGTCATAAAATTTTTAATTTCTCTAAAAATACCATTTCTCGGAAATTTATGCCCTTTATCGTGTTCAATTAATTGTGAATGAATATAATTCTTAGGATATAATTCATATGGAACAATTTCATCTGTTTTTGATATAACATTTAATACAGATACATCATCAATAATAGGTTCATTTTCATTCACAAGAGAATACGATGATAATATTACTGCTTTTTTTATTTGTGTATGTACGTAATATTTTAGATAACAATCAACAACATTACCACCTTGACTAAACCCCATTAATATATTAATATTTTTTTCTTTAATAATACGATCTATATATTCTAATGTTGGTTTTACCATATTTTCATTATATTTTATTTTTCCAATATCTTTTACAACAAGTGGTATATTATACCATGTAAATCCTCCATCGGGATGTTGATATTCTGCTTGAACATAATAAAAATTAAATTGATGTTCTTTATCTTTATCGCAAATATTTATAAAATTTTTTAATAAAGATTGTAACATATCTTGATTTTGACAACATCCGTGAAGACATAATATATTATATGTAGGTTTAATATCCATTTATCTTTATATAATATAGTTAACTTTATATATTAGTTAATTTACTATAAATAAATCAATTTTTATTTAACTATTATATAATATAATATATATATATATATGTATTCACGTCTATTTACTTTCGCCAAAAAGTTTATACCAAAAATATCAAAAACTGAACGTGTCGCATTATTAGCTGGCAATGTATCAATTGAACGAGATATTATTAGTGGTCTTCCTAATTTACATTCATATATAAATAAATATAAATATCAAGAATTAAATATTCCATCACAATTAAATAAAAATTTAGATAATTTTTGTTCTACAATTGATGATAATAAAATTATGTTAGACAAACATATTCCAGTGAAGATTTTTGATCAAATACGTGAATATAAATTATTTGGATTAAATATACAAAAGAAATATGGTGGATTAGAATTAGATCCACATACAAGATGTAAAATAGTTGAAAGAATAACAACAACATCTGGTTCAATTGGATCAATGGTAATGGTACCTAATTCTCTTGGTCCTGCAGAATTATTACATAAATATGGTACATCAACACAAAAAGATAAATATCTTAATAAATTAGCAACAGCTGATTATATTCCATGTTTTGGTCTAACAGGATTATATAATGGTTCTGATGCTGTAAACATGACATGCGCTGGAAGAGTTGTATCACATAATAATAAATTATATTTAGATATTACATTTTCAAAAAGATATATAACATTAGCTCCAATAGCAAATCTTATAGGGTTGCAACTAGTTGCATAAAAGTTTATATTTCTTGATACTTTATATATAAATATTATTCTTTTTTATCTTTATCTGTATCTTTATCTTTTTTATTAATAATATCTTTTTTATCTATATATTTATCTTTTTTATTAATAATATCTTTTTTATCTATATATTTATCTTTTTTATTAATAATATCTTTCTTATTAATAATATCTTTTTTATCTTTTTTATTAATATTTTTTTTGTCTTTATCTTTTTTATATTTTCTTAATCCGTTCATTTTTGCTGTAAATACATTCATTATTTGTATTACATCAAATGCTAATTCTTCTTCTGGTTTTAAATCATCCTTTTTATTTATTATTATTATTTTTCCCTTGGAATATGATGTTATTAAATCTTCTATTAATTCATATCCAAATCTTGCTAATCTATCTTTATATGCTATTACTAATTCATCTATGCGTCCTTCTATTGCTAAATTTATAATTTTTCTTATGCCTCTTTTATTTAAATTTACACCAGAACCTATATCTTCTATCATTATATGATTTGGATACAATTCTTTCATTTGTTTTTTTTGTCTTTCTAAATCATCTTTTTGTCCTTGTGATGATACACGCACATAACTAAGTTTTAATTTTCCTTTTGTTTCATCTATTGTATCTAAATTTTTTATACATTCTTCTTCATTATTACATTTTTTTTCGTTTAAATATTTTTCTACATTATATAATCTTTTATTACCATCTGTTCTTATAGTTTCTATCCATCCTTTTTTATCCCATTGATATAATGTTCTTTGATGTACACCTAATTTTTCCGATGCTTCTTTACCTGTTATATATTTTTCAGCCATTTTTTATATTATATTTATATAATATTAATTCTTTATATTAAAAATTTTTATATAAAACTTGATATTTCTTGATATATAAAAAAATAATTTTATATAAAGAAATATTTTCTATTTATATTATATAATGGTTGAAATTAAAAAACCTCCTGATAAATTATGGTTTCCTACTTTATTACAAGTTGCTAATAATATTAAATCTAATTCTTGGTTTAATATTTTACAAAAAAATAATCCCAATAATATAAATATTAAATTATCTGTTATCAATAATACTTATATTAAAACTATGAAATTTCCTATTTATCCTACTCAAGAACAAAAAAATATTTTAGATAAATGGTATAATGCTGTTACTGATATGTATAATATTACTAATAAATATATTTCAGATTTCTATGATAAAAATAAGTATATTGAAACTTTTATTACTATACGTAAAAAATTATTAAATGATGCAAATAAAATTGTTAAAAATACATCTATCAATAAACATATTTTAGATTATTCGGTTAAACATTGTGTAGAAATGTATAAATCTTCTATTAGTAATTTAAAAAATAAAAATATTAAGAACTTTACAATTAGAGATTTAGATATCAATAGAAACAGATATAATTTAGTATTAGAACCTGCAAATTTTAGTTCAAGAATAAATGGTTTTTGTGTGAAAGAACTTGGAGAAATGAAATCACAAAGAAATTTAATAAAATTATTCGAACATAATTCAATTTTACAATATAATAAAAATACTGGAAGTTATTATATTATATCGCCTTTTGAATATGATTTCGAATATATATCTAATAAAGAACAATATTGTGGGATTGATTTAGGTATAAGAACATTTGCAACTGTTTATAGTAATAATAAAACATCAGAAATAGGAACAAATTTAATCCCAATTATTGATCGTTATAATAAGAAGATGGATAAAATAAAATCAGATAAAGATATTAATATAATAACTGAGAATAAATATAAAAAAATATTAAATAAATATGGAAATAGAATGAGAAATAGAATTGATGATTTACATAAAAAAGTATCTGTATTTTTGTGTGAAAAATATGAAGATATACACTTGGGGAAGATAAGTACCCAAAGTATAGTTTCAAATGAAAGAGGAAATTTAAAAGAAATTAATAAAAGAAGAATGAGTGTATTAAGTTTTTATAAATTTATGGAAAGAATACAATTGATAGGAAAAAAATATAAAAGCAATATAAAATTAATAGATGAATATAATACAAGTAAAATGTGTCATAATTGTGGACATATAAAGAAAGATTTAGGTGCAAAAAAAGTGTATGAATGCAAAGAATGTAAAATAAAAATAGATAGAGACATAAATGCATCAATAAATATATACAAAAAAGGATTCTTATTGGAATAATAATAATTATTCTAATATACCGTTCTAGTCCTTAAAGAAAACTTGACTATCATTACAAGTAATGAATAGTTCGACAATGAATGATTTTGATATAATTAAATGTATCAAGAAATATCAAGTTTTTAGTAACGGTATTATAAAAAATAAAAATAATATTATTGCAAATGCATATCAATTAACACCAATACCAATAACAGTAGAAGGATCTAATATATTAACTAGAAGTTTAATAATATATGGACAAGGTTTAATAAAATCACATAAATATATTTATAATATTGTTGAATGTTGTGAAAATAATAATCTTATTGATTTTAAGAAAAATATTAATAATTTAACTTTAGATGTAGTAAAAATATTATCAAAAATGATTATTACTAAAAAAGATAATGCATCTAGAACAGATAGACTAAGTAGACAATATGCAATATTATCATATATGTGTTTATTAAATTATGGCGGTAAATTAAAGACAAAAGAATATATTAGTGGTCGTATGGCAGATATATTATGTGATTTATATAAATCTTATAGTATATTATGGTTATGTACACATTTAAGAAATAATAAAAAAGTAGAAGAAGAAACATTAAAATTAATAGAAGATTATTGTATAAATAATATTCACAATAAAATAATTGATAATATTAATATTATTTTGAATGATATAAGATCTCCAATTAAATATTTATTTGTATTTAATAATAAAAAAATATTAAATTATGATAAATCAATAACAAATATATCAAATTTATTTTTATCTGATAATAAATTAAAAGATATTTTAACAGAAAATGTATATGTGCCAAATGATATTACAGATATTAGATATAAATTATTAAATCATAAATATGATAAAAAAATTATTGAAGAAATAATTAAAGTTAATTAAATAATTAAAGTTAATTAAATAATTAAAGTTAATTAAATAATTAAATATCATAAGAGAAATAACTGTATCTATTATCTGAACGATATTCATTACCAAAAATTTTTTTGTAACAGAAATATGCATTAGAATTTGTTTCTGTTGTAATTTTAATAATTAGTTTTTTATTAAAATTTTGTTCAAAATAATAAAATACATTCATGATAAGCAATACAGAATAGTTGTTTCCTCTAAATTTTTCTTCAACAAGTACATCATTTATTTCAAAAACATTATGATTTTCTTCGGCAACTGTACATTGTGCAATAATATTATTTTTATCATCATATATAGTAAACCAATAATCACATCCTAAAATACATTTATATTGATATTCTGGTGGGAATTCTATATTGGTTGAATAATTTTTTTTGAATAAATCAAACATTTTATCATTATGTTGATTTTTGTAATTAATTTCTAGATACATATGCATCTTGATCTTAGTAATATTAATAATTATAATTCATAAATATATATCATTATAAATAAATATTCAATTTTTATTCTATTAAATATAGATATAAATAAAGACATAAATAAAGACAAAGACAAAGACATAAATAAAGACAAAGACAAAAATATAAATAATGATGATTTGTGATAATTATTGTAACGGCACAAATACAAAACAAACATATAAACAAAGAAATTATATCTCCTATATTCTTGATTGCTTCAGCAATAAGCTTTAAGCAACAAACAGCATAGTGATAAATTATGCTGAAAAAATTTGTCTGAATATTAGAGACAAATTTTTAATTTTATTTCTTCAGAGTTATCAATCTCTAAAGTGGCATTTTGTTCTTCACAATTAGTTTGTCAGTCTAATTGTAACAAATGATAAAATGACAAAAAAACAAATGTTAATCATAAATTTAGTCAGTTGACAAGTCTGACTGATCATGTGTAGCATATATAAGGATTGTCAATGATTTACATATTTCAATTTTTATTCTATTAAATATAGATATAAATAAAGATATAAATATAGATATAAATAAAGACATAAATAAAGACAAAGACAAATACATAAATAATGGGCACGGTATTAAATAATCATAATACTCATCATATTTTTTTATAGAAAATGTGATGATTTGTGATAATTTATGATAATTATTGTAACGGCACAAAATACAAAACAAACATATAAACAAAGAAATTATATCTCCTGTGGGATATTCTTGATTGCTTTAGCAATATTGCTTTTTTTAGCATTATAGCTTTAAGCACCACAGCATAGTGATAAATTATGCTGAAAAAATTTGTCTGAATATCAGAGACAAACTTTTGTTCTAATTAATTCTTCAGAGTTATCAATCTCTAAAGTGTCATTTATATTCACCAAATAGATAGTCGGTCTAATTGGAACAATTGAAAAAATGACATAAAACCAAATGTTAATAATAATTTTAGTCAGGTGACAAGTCTGACCGATAATATGTAGAATATATAAGAATTGTCAATGATTTACATATTTCAATTTTTATTCTATTAAATATAGATATAGATATAGATATAGATATAGATATAGATATAGATATAGATATAGATATAGATATAGATATAGATATAGATATAGATATAGATATAGATATAGATATAGATATAGATATAG